CATATCAAAACCTCTATTACCCATTAAATCATCAGTAGTACCATCACCACCAGTAAACAATCTTGCAAAGAAAGTATCTACCATTCCACCTTCAGCTGATTCATAAGTAACTTTAATTCCATCACCCAAATCATGTGGAAGATATAAGAAAATATCAAACACTTCTTCATTAGCGGGATCATTAGCTTTTGATTTTGTTTCTTCTGTTTCATTAGACCACCAACCTAGAGTTGTATCAACTTTTGGTCTAGGCAATGATCTAAAATGTATTGAATTAGGAAAGGCCATAGTTTGTGCTTTATATGATTCTTTCAGGTTTTGGGCCTTTGCTCCGGCCTGTTCCTCGGATCCAGGCTTAAAACAATTTTCATCTAATAAATTAGCGTTATATCCTGTTGACCTTCCTTTTTCATTAAAAAAGTGTTCAGGAAAGACTAATACTGTTTGTTTTTTAGGTACAGCTGCAGCCCCTTTTCTCTCTGCACTTTGGTTCAAAGCTAAGGTTCTTTCTTCATAAGCTCTTTTGTTAGCGTCTTTTACTTTTTGTGAAATGTCATGGATATTAGATGTTCTAACACCTATTGCTCCACTTAATAAATCTGTTAAACCATCTCCTACTCTTTGATCAAATCTATTTGATAGATTTCTGCCTATACCAAATTTGCTTGTAAGCGAATTACCATCTCCCGCGGTCGATTGTATAATTGGTCTATCTTTAGATGAAGTTCCCATATTCTTGTCCTTGTAATTGTAATATATATTATAGTTATTTATGTCTTATAAAGGAAAGTTTAGACCAAAGAATCCAAATAAGTACAAAGGTAATCCTACAAACATTATTTATCGTAGTTTATTAGAGCGTAGATTCATGGTTTATCTGGATAATACACCTTCTGTATTGAAATGGAGTTCCGAGGAAATCGTTATACCTTATGTCTCACCGTTAGACAAGAGGGTACACCGCTATTTTCCAGATTTCTATATGAAGTATAAAAATGCATCAGGCGTGATAGTAGAAGATTTAATAGAGATAAAACCTTCAAGACATTGTAAACCACCCGACCCCAAAAGAAAACTAACTAAAACAGGTAGAACTTCAAAGAGATATTTGAAAGAAGTTAATACTTATATCATTAATGATGCTAAATGGAAACAAGCCGTTAAATTTTGTGAAGAAAGAAAGTGGGGTTGGAGAATTATTACAGAAAAAGACATAAACATCTATTAAATGATATAAATAGTATTATGGCCGGAAGATTATTTGATAAATGGGAACAAGAAGCGTTTAGGGCGGGAGTTCAAGCTCGTACGCAACAATCTATGGATTGGTTCAAAACTAGAGTTGGTGGTCTTAATGTATCTCGTCAAAACTTAATAAGACAAGGACCACAAAGAAGTCGGAGAATTATGGGGGCAATGATGATGTTCACCTATGATCCAAAACTAAAAAAGACTTTACCATTCTATGACAGATTCCCATTATGTATTCCAGTACAGAAAGCCAAAGGTGGTTTTCATGGATTAAACTTACATTATTTACCCCCTAGTACAAGAGCTCAGTTTTTAGATGCTCTATATGATACAAGAACTAATGATAAGTTTGATTTATCAACAAAGATGCGATTAGAATATCAACTATTAAAAGGAACTCAAAGATTAAGATGGTTTAAACCTTGTTTCAAACATTATTTAACTAAACATATTCAAGGTCAATTCTTATTAGTTGAACCACAAGACTGGGAAATAGCAATCTTCTTACCGACAGAATCATTTAGAAAAGTAGGAAAAACATCAGTATGGAGCCAATCAGGAGTAGCATAACATGCATATAAATAGATTTTTAACCCACATAGACGGAATGGCCAGAGCGAATAGGTTTGAGGTTGATATATTTGTACCAGGAATAGATTTAAGAATGCGGGCGCTTAGATGTCAAAAAGCGACGATGCCTGGTAAAACTTTAGAGTTATCTTCATTTAATAAAATACCTGGCGGCCCTCCAGATCATCTAGTAAAGGGTGTTAAGTATGATGAGAATGTAGTATTAGGGTTTATGTTAGACAGTACTTTTGAAGATAGACAAAAAATAGAACTATGGCAACAATATATTTATAATGATGATTACAGTATAAGGTATCCTAGACATCATAATGCAGATAGGGTTGAAGTACCAACTTATCCAGGTCAAGTTGCTATAAGACAACTAGATAGAGGTGGTAATACTGTCTATGAAGTAGAATTAATGGAAGCATTTCCTACAGTATTAGGATCAGTAAGTTTAGATATGGCATCATCTGCTATTCAAACTTTTGATGTTACTTTTACTTATAGAACTTGGTATTCAAGTTATGCGAATACACCTTCTTCATCTTACTTGGGTGGTCTGTTTAATAAACATAGTAGAAGAATTGGAAGTAGAATTAGAGGAAAAATTTCAAATAAGCTCTTTGGATAAAAGACTAAATAGTATTATATAATTAATGAGGAAATAAATTATGGCGTTACCAAAACTTGAAACTCCTAAGCACAGTTGCACATTACCATCTAATGGACAAATGGTTGAATTCAGACCATTCTTAGTTGGTGAACAAAAAATGTTACTGATAGCTCAGGAAAGTGAAAATCAAAATGATGTTGTTCGTGAAATGATGAGATTAATTGAAGTCTGTGTTGATAATGTAAATGTTAAAACTTTACCAGTAGTAGATATAGAATGGTTGTTTTTACAATTAAGAATTAAATCTGTTGGAGAAACATCTGATCTTATGGGCTCTTGTAATATTGATGATTGTAAATCAGATAATGATATTAAAATAGATTTAGAATCTGCTAAAGTAATTCATTCAGAAAAAGAAGTTAGTCCGATAATTAAACTAACTCCTACAGTTGCAATGGAACTTCAATTCCCAAGTTATTCAATGATGCAAGATTTAAATATGACAGATGGTGACATACCAACTAGTGAAATGTTCAAAGTTATTACAAAATGTGTTGTTTCAATTATTGATGGCGATGAAGTCCTTGGAAAGGATGATTTTACAGAAAAAGAACTAACATCATTTATAGATAGCATGTCTACTATAATGTTTACACAGATACAGGAATTTTTTGACAGTGCACCAAAACTAGTTATTGAACATGAATATAAATGTTCAGTATGTGAAAAAAATAATCACTTGGTATTAGAGGGTCTTGGAAGTTTTTTCGAATAGCCCTCTCACATGAAAATTTGTATAATCATACTCATACTAATTTTGGGTTAATGCAACATCATGGGTATAGTTTAACAGAACTAGATAACATGATACCTTGGGAGAGGGAAGTATATGTTCAACTCTTAATCAAACATTTGAAAGAAGAGGAAGAACGAAATAGAAAACAAGAAGCAGAAATGAAAGCTGCAAGATAGAGGAAAGTAAAATGGCTGAAGGTCAACAAACTTATAACCAAAGAAATCAAGTACAGATTGATTTAGTAGAATATGAAGAAAAGAATGCACAGATAGGTGCTCTTAAAGACGAAATTCAAAAGATGAAAGACGCAGCAGGCCCTAATAAAATGGGTTGGATGTGGCTAGCACCTGAGTATTTCTCAAGATGGAGAATATTTCCTAGAGCGTTTATCACTATGTATATCTACTTACTGTTTCAATCTGCTAATTGGTTTATGGCTTTAACAGATCCAACAGTAGCACAATCAGGATTAATCTCTGTATTAGTCGGTGCGGGTGCTGCATGGTTTGGGTTGTATGTTAATTCAACATCAACTCAGCATGATATAGTTGAGAGATAATGAATAGAAAACTTTTAACTGTGGTCTTATTAGGCCTACTATTTGTATCGCCAGTTGTAAATGCTGGCGGTCAAATAGACTTTAGCGGTAAACTTGATGATAGTGATTTATCTCTTAATACAAGTATAGACTATACTTGGCCAGTTGGAAAATTTGAAAGAGATATTGAATTTGATTATCGTTATAAAGATGAGGATGAGATTGTAACTACCAACAAAGGTTTAATTGCATTCAAACAAAGATACGAATTCAAACCAAAACATTATACCTTCGGATTAATCAGATATGACTACAATGAATTCAGACCTATTACCCATAGACGCCAAGTTAATATGGGTTGGGGTTATAAAATTATAAGAAGTGAAAAGATTAAAATGAGTAATGAGTTTGCTGTAGGTTATTTAAATTCAGAAATGGATGTAGGTTCTAATTCAGTAAATGAAGTTCTTTTAAGAAACAGTCTTTGGTTCTTTTACAAAGTAGCACCCAAATTAAATTTTACAAATAAGTTTCTTTATGAAGATTCTAATATTCCATTAATTCGAAATGAAACAGCATTCAGTTATCTACTAACAGATAAAATTAAAATCAGTCTTAAAAATGTTTATACAGAAGATCCAGATAATAATAACTTTTTATCTTTTAATGTAGGATATATTTTCTAGGAGACAACATGCCAGAAATACAATTAAGTCAATTTTATATAGAATTCATAGGATTCACTTTAACTCTAATCGTAGCACTAGCCATGAGAGATTGGGCTACATCTTTTATTAAAGGAATGAAGTTCAAAATGAACAAGGCCTTCACAGAAGGAGATAAAGTTATTCTAGATGGTTGCCCTGCTCTGATAGTAAAAATAGGAATGAGCGAAACAGTCTTTGGTGTCTATGGTAAAGAAGGATACACATGGCGATATGTACCTAATGAAAGAATAGCCTTTGCTAAATTAGAAAAAATTGTAGACCCTGATTTACATAGAGATAGTGACCAAGAAAAAGCTCAAAAAATAATCGACCAAATTCAAACTTCTAACATAAATAATAATAGTAAGGAAATTGAAAAAATTAAAAACGGTAAATAATAATGGCTGAAACAGAACAATACGGACAACCCTCAAGAGCAGAAGAAATTCTAGATAAATTGTTGCAGACGGCAGAGTTTCAAGATAAAGAACTAATAGATATAGCTATCAGCACCAAACAGATGGGTGAGACTCTGATAGATATGAAAGTAGGTGGAGATGTAGATACCAAACAAGCAGCCATACAACAAGGGGTAGAAAATGAGTTATCAAGATTAAGTCAACATAATACAGAGAAAACAAGTGATCAAATGGTAGAAGCTAAAAAGAAAGGTGGCCTTGCTACAGAAGATTCACAAGAAGAGCATTCAACATATCTAGCAGATTTAAGAACTAAAGCCCACCAGAATCTTGTAGAAACTGTAAAAGGGTGGAGAAACAACGCTAATGCATGGTTAGAAAATAAAGCTTCCTTCAGTAATTTTCAAGGCGCTTTAAAAACTGATTTCAACCTTTTTACTGGTAAACTACAGTTACTAACTCAATTACCTGGTGTAACAACATTATTGTCTGGAATAAAAATGATTTTGGCGACGGCGTTATTATGGATAGCAAAGGGAGTTCCATTCCTAGGAAAAATTGTTAAAGTCATTGCAAAATTGTTTGGTAAAGGAGAATGGGCAGAGAAGATGGGTTTGGGAGAAAAAAAGAAAAGAATAAAAGATCCAGGTGAATGGAAACCCGGTCAGTCTGATGCAGGTGGTGCTAAATACAGAAAATGGAAAGCAGATTCAGAACTTTATAAAGCTCAAAAAGAATCAGATGGTATTATACGCAAAAGTATGGATGGTTTAAAAAAGGGCACGACAAATTTAACAAAAAAAACTGGAAGAGGTCTAAACAAATTAGGTACAAAAATTGGAGATGGTTTCGGTAAATTATCTAAAGGTGCTGGAAAATTATCAAAGAAGCTAAAGGGAAAATTACTAGGTAAAGATGGATTATGGGAAAAAACAAAAAGTGGTTTTGGTAATATGGGCCGGAAAGTAAAAGGTATGTTTTCAAAAGATAGTAAGCTAATGAAAACCATGAATACCATGGGTACAAAATTAAAAAGTGGTATGGGTTTTATAAAGAAAGGTTTTGGTAAACTTGGTGGAATGTTAAAGACTGTAGGTAGAGCAGCCTATGCTGCAATTGCAGCAGTTGTTTCTGCCATGTGGACTGCACTTGTTGCTGTGGGGTCAGCTATAGTAGCAGCTTTAGGAACTATAAGCGCACCAGTATGGCTTATAATAGCAGCTGTTATCTTGATAGGTGTTGGATTATATATCTTTTGGGAGGATCTAAAAAGAGGTTGGGCCAAGATGAAAGAAGATTTTAAAAGAGGTATTAAAAAACTAAAAGCACTGGGTCCGAAAATAAAAAACTGGTTTACTGATACAGGAGAGGATATTGCTTATAATATTAAATGGTTAATTGCAAGAATTAAAGATGGTGTTTTAAATATGGCCAATTGGATTATTGATAAAGTAAATTATGTGCTTCCTAAAAGATGGGAAATTGAAAAATTTGATGTAAGTAATGTAAAAGATTTAGAGGCAAAAAGATCAGAACAACTAAAAGACAGAACTGAAAGAGACGCTGAGTTAGATAACGCT